TGCCGCCATCCGTAGCGAATGAATATTTAGCGTGAGCAACCCGCAAACCTGTCGATGTGGTCAATGCGGTAACGCCGCCAACTGACATTGCATCGGCTGTTAATGTGCCGTCTACGTCAAAGGTAGCCGTACCGTCAACCGCTTTTGTCAGGGTCGCAAATGCAGTGCCGTTCTTGTCGGTCGCTGATAGCACCTCGACAACAGCCGGAGCCGTACCGCTTCCCGCGTTACCCGCAAAAGTAGGCGTTTCTGTATTAGTCCACTTCATTAGAGAAAGTCTCCTACCGCGATAACTGACACGTTTGAGCCTGTCGTTATTTTCCACGCACCGCTTACCGACACCGTGTCCATATCAATCTCGATAGGACGCAGTTCATTGACACTGGATGCCCCGCCTGTAAAGACGGTTATAGATGTCGAGCCATCGAGTAACAGGACATTGCCCGGTGATGTGGTAGCGGGAACAATAACGAGCCGTCGCAAGTAATCACCTGCACCGCCCGTTACGCCTAGTACCTGAGCCGTTTGCCCTGCCGCTACTGTTTCGTAGTTGTAAATTGAATTAGCTGACATTAGATAGGGGCGGGAATTTCACCCGCCCGATTAGTTCAACTAGCCGAACAAAACTGCGATATGCTCGCTCTTGATTGCCTTCCAGCCCCAAGCAAGACGAACGTGGAATGTGGTCTGTCCGAATCCGGCATACTCAGCAACTTCATAAGTGATGCCCGATACTTCGTCATATATCATCTGCTTGCTGACAGCCAGATCGTCGCCCATATCAGGAACACGGGTAACAAGCTGGATAGCCGAAGGATGGAATGCGAGGTTGGCTTTGTACGCCGCCGCGATGGTCAGAGCCGATGTGTTCGAGGTCTGAGCGATCTGGAGACCGGGGTTGTTAAGAACCACAGTTCCGCCATCCGATACGTCTGCATCGCCTGTGCGCACACCGTACCAGATGCCGTTGTTCTGGTCAGCAATATTGAGCATATCGCCCTCAACAATGGTTCCCGTACCAGCCGAAGCAAGCGTGAGTGTCTTTGCACCAACCGCGTAATCGGTCGAGGTCAGCGTTGGCGAACCTGCGAGAGTTCCGATGGTATGCGTAGCTACCGAACCGCTCTGAAAGATGTTGAACCCGAAGGCACGTCCGAGATGACCGTCTCGAAGCATTTCTTCGCTGCCCGATTCGTTCACCTTGAAGAAGTTGGACTGCTTGCCGCGAAGGTTCTGGATAGCAGCGTTCGAAAGAACGAGAGCCAGATCGTCAGGCGGGCAACCATTATCGTCCAGAATGCGGAGTACATTAGCGAAATCGCTGATCGTGCCAGCCGTGTTAAATGGCGTAGTACCTGCCGAGCCAGTTGCACGCGATGCATACTTGTAGGTTGAGGCAAGGTCAGCTTCGATAAGGTTGTCGAGACGACGAAACGCCTGCGTAAATCGCTGCGTAACGAAGTCCTCATAGTTGCCGCTATTCTTCAAACCGCGAACTTCTTCGCCGTTAAATCTAACGGGAATGTGCTGCGATTTGGAGATGGACATATCTACATACGTCCCGGTAACGTCACCAGTATCAGGCGGGGCAACGGCTGGCGTATTGTTCGCCTCGCTCGTTACCGCGTCTGCTACCGAGATACGGACGGTCTGGTCAAGTGCCGCGTATTCGGCGGTAGAATTTTTAGTAACGGCCTGCAAAAATCCCACTCGCTCGCGGGATACTTTATTGCGTGCCTCATAGATCGTCTGGATAAGCCCTGTAAGTGTATTAGCCATTGTGGTTGCTCCTTAGAAAGTGTTTATTTAATCAACAGGCTTACCGCCTGATTTGATAAAGGCTGCTTGCTCACGGACACCTAACGCATCCCACTGAGCCTTAGGCATTGTTTTACCGCCGCCGCTGCCGTTATTGCTGTTGCTTCCAGAAGCCCCACTTCCGGCTATATTGTCTGCCGCGAAAAAGAACGGCGAACGTGTTTTAATTCCTTCGATCATTGCGTCGAACTCAGGAGCATCCCCGATGCCGCCCTTTTTCCTAACTTCAAATCCGTTATCACCGCGTATCAATTCCGTCTCGTTATTCAGGTCGTGAACAACGTATTTAACGCGGTCGGGCAACACGCCCTTTTCTGTCAAAATGTTCGCTAGTCGCTCGTGTTTCAGCGTTGCCAGCGTTGCGTCGTATTCGCTCCGGTCAGTGTCGCGTTCTGCCGCGTGCTTTGCTTCGAGTGCAATGATTCGCTCCTCGTACTGCTTGCGGATGGCCTCGATGTTGCCCGATGCTTCGAGCTTTGCGTCCTCAGCTTCCTGTGCCGCTTTGATCGCCGCTCTAGCTGCTTCCGGGTCAAGCCCGTCAAAGGCTTTCATCTGCTCTTTTAGCCGTTTCTGTTCGGCTAGCAGTTCATTAGCTTTGTTCTTAAGCCCTGTTACATCCTCATAGTCAGCGTCTAACTTGTAGTTATCGCCATCTGGGATGTAGTAAGTTTTCAAAGAATCATCGAGTGCTTCAAAGTCGCCCTTAGCGATCTTGGTTTTGAGTGCCATATGTTGTGGTGAGCCTTGCTCTTGTATGCGTCCTTAACGCGGAGTGAGTAAAACGAAAAACCCGCCAGATGTCTCAAATTGGAGACAATCTAGCGGGTTGTGTGTCTAAAAAGACTTGTGACCCTTAAAGTCGAAAATTGTGTAGCGTTTTGATACGCCTAACTAAAAGTTACATTAACGGTTTGCTTCTGTCAAACTATTTTTTTTCTATCCCCTTGTGACCGTATTCTATCGCCTTTTCGGGATACTTTTTCGCCAGCAATGACAGCAAAGATAGCTCGTGGCTCTCTATGTAATTCACTGTCGGCGGGATGGCGTTATTACGAGGAACGCGAATCTCTTGCCGGATAGGTTTTTTGATGATGGCTATTTTCATTTACCTTTGTTTTTCGTTGGCTGTGTATAATTCCTTCCGTCCAATCTCACAGTCGTTTGCACGTCTTGCCCTCGATACCGAAACGTCCACGTACTCTCACGGCTAGGCTTTTGTGCGGCTTTTACCGTTGCCGTTTCTACTGCGATCTGTTTTTGGAGTTGGTATTTAGTTGGCATATCAATAAGTAATAGACTCTTGAGCCCATATCCATATCGCGGAATCTTTTGATTGTTTAGCCCGCTCTTCAATCATCAGATTCCACTGTGCTACCGAGTGAGCTAGTTTCGTATAACCTGTAAACGTAACCGTTTGCGGTATCCTCTCACCCTCCCGCGTCCAGTTCGCCTCTAAGTGCTTTTCGTAGTTCTCTTTTAGTTTTGCTGTGGTCATATTCGCCTCTTAATTGATCCGTCCGGGTTCATCCATTCCAATACTTCAGGCGTAAACTCGCATTTGTGACCATTGCATTTAGAGCAAGTAAATGAATAGAGTTGATTAAATTCGCTGTCAGCAGAATAGGATACAAATCCCTTACCGTTGCATTCAGTGCATCTAGGGGCATTCTTGAATGCTTCAGCTCCGCCCCACTGTTCATTATTTACCATAGTTTCCTCTATATCTCATCTTCAAATTCCACAAAACACTTACACCAGTCGCCGCATTCCCGCGTGCCTAATTCGCCCATCTCACTAACGGGCATCCATCCCTCCGCCGCGTCAGACTGGCACTCGGAACACCCCTCTTGGGAATTTTGCACCAGCCTGCATAACATCTCGCGTTCCCCGCCAGCCTTTTGTTCTACGTCCGCATTAGAGAACGTCACATAAGCCGCGTCAGCATAGCTTGCCGCCCTCTGTGCCGCCCTTGCCGCTGATACGCTCCCGGCTACCACCGCCGCCCCAAATGCTCCTAAGAATCCAGCTTGCCAATCTATCTTTTTCTCTACCTTGCTCCAGTCTGTGACGTTATCCCTGCCGCCCTTGCCGACAGATGCCGCGATGATGTGAGCCGAAGTGAGCAGCGATTGCATAGCCTCTTGCCATTGTTCCCGCGACAAACTGCCGTCCTGAAGCCTTGCAGTTAGCCGTTTAGCTTCGACCTTCGCCCGATCCGTGAGTCGATGAATCAAAGCTATTATCGCCGCTTGCTCAATCGGGCTGCCGTCCTCTTCGTAGCGTTTAGTTTTGGGGTTGTACTCTATCAGCTTCGATTAACTCCAATAGCTTCGGGTCAGCCCTCTTAGCTAACTGCCACGCCCGCTTGATTTGCTCCACTGTCGGGAACGGCTGTCGTAGTTTGCGTTTGCGTTTTCGTCGTATCATTTGGCATCGCCTGTGCGTTCTTTAACGCGGTCAATGTGTTCTTTTTCTCATTGGCTAACATCGCCTGTTCTTCACCGTCTAATATCTCAGCCGCGTCATCGGCGGTCATATCTGGGGGCAATTTGCCTGAACGCTCCAGATACCACAAAAATGCCTCACGCGGGTAATTGCCATCGACTACCAGCGTATTAAGTGCCTGTATGTCATTTGTGGTTAGTGACATCTGCTGCCACGAACAACCCAGCTCAATCGACCCGCCCGCATCATTACCGAGGTTCATATACTGAGCCATAAACGAGAACGTCAATTCTATCGCGTCCTTTGCCTGCGTAGCTTTTACTTGCAATGCTGACGTATCCTGAATCATATCGCCAACGTACTCAGTCGCCGTTGAGCCGCCTGCTGGTCTGGGCATTAGCATCTGCAAGCCTAACCACGCCATATCTACTTTCAAGTCCTCTAGGTTAGTACGAGCCGCCGCGATTGACCCGCCTGATACTTCAGCGAATCCGATAGTCGAGTTCTCAGGCAAGCAATACATCACTCCGCCTAGCTTTGCCTGTCCTAATTCCTCAGCCGTGATATTGGTCACATACGGTAGAGGGACTGTGGTTTTATGGATAATCGTATCGTAGTCACTTTCTTTCTGAGCATATTTAATATTTACCTCGGCTAATGTCATCATTGGCGGTTTCGCTCCAAGTTCACCGATGACCGTACACGGGATAGCGTTCAGTTTAGGGATAAGCGTATCCTCGACTATTTGAATAACTACTTTTTCTTTCTTATCGTTCTCCTGCTCTTCCCACAGTTGCCAGAACACCCGCCCATTCTCTAGGTAAAATACTCTGTACTGGGTGACGTTCTTACGTAGGAACCTACCGACCTTCTGTGACGTGGTTTCTTTCAGGACTATTAACGAGAGTTCCCTTTTGCGTGAAACAGGATTGATCTGATAATCCCAATTGATAACGTCACACGCTTTGTAAGCGACTGCGTAAGGTCTGATCCCCAATGCTTTCTGTTCGCCCAGATCGCTAACCTTTGCTGTCGGGCAATCAACTAGGATTACTGACCATCCGTCGAAGCTATCCTCGAATACGTTCCGAGCGAACACGTCCAAATGATTGCCCCGGTTATCTATGTTCTCGCATAGTTTGACTATCTCAGGCGGTACATCATCGCTTAAGGTAATTGGTTTCTGGAATGCCAGCCCGCATAGCACTTCGCGTGTCTTACCAGTGACGTTATGAAACGTAGCAGTTTCTCGGCGAACCTCATAATCATCTTCATGCTCTAACGGATGCTGGCGTAAGAGCGTGTCAGCGTGTTTGCGTAGTTCCCTTGTGCCGCCTATGACGTGTTCCCACGTTTCGCGGTCTTGGTACGTTTCCTGATATTCTTCGTGTTCGATTGTTGGGAGGTCTTTTTCCATAGTTTTACATTCGGAACGGGGTTGTCGTCATTGGAAATGTACCGTTCAATAAGTTAAATGCAAGGCTTGCCGCATCCACTTGGTCGTCGTGCTTGCCTTGCGGAAACTGTCTAAGCTCCTCGATAAATGCTCTATTCCAATCGCCCTTTATTATTCGCACGTTGCCAGCATTCACTTGTGAGGAGAACGGGTCGGCTCGTTCCTGTTTGTTTGCTGTCGAGCGTTCTGTTGATACTGAAAACCCAGACAATAACCGTATAAAATTCTGTGCCGATTCTAGTCCGCCCGATCCCGGCTCTTGTTCGCCAATTTGCTTAACAGTCAGTCCGTCAAGTTCCGCTGTCTGTCTAATGTTCCTATCACGGGTTGCAGTATCCCATTGCCCTCTTTGAACATCCTCAATGTAGAATAATCCGTCATCGCCCTTGCACATTCTTATTCCGGCTGTATAGTCACCGCCTCCGGGCGTTCCTGCTTTATCCCAGCCCCTTGCCCTGCGTCCGTTGGTTGGAGCGGCTGGCACAATTTCCATTTTATCAACGCTAAAGAATGAGCCGCTTCTAGCTGTGGGGCGTTGTTGATATAACGCTTCGAATGAACGCTCACCGCGTAACCTGATTCGCTCTAACGCTTCTAAGTCGTAGCGGTCAGGACATAGCGGATCACCTACTTGCCGCCCCATTGGGTCGCCATCTTCTGCAATAGCGGATAGCTGGACAATATCCCAATGTTCGCCCCCGTCTGCCATCTCATTAAGCAACCGCCCGGCAAGGTCATCTTCGTGCCATCGCGTCATTGTCAGGATCATAGACGCATCCGGCTCAAGTCGCGTGTAAAGGTCATCATTAAACCAATCCCAGCACTTATTGCGAAAGACTTCCGACTCTGCCTCCTCTCTCGATTTAACAGGGTCGTCAATCATAATGAGATTGCCGCCGAATCCTGTAATACCCCCGCCCACGCCAACCGCACGGAACCCGCCGCCCTCAGCCGTTTCCCATTCTTCTACTGCGTTGCGTTCTTTGGATAGCGGGATGCGTGTTTCAGCAATGCGTTTTATCTTGCGTGAGAATCTATTAGCTAGATGCTGGTTATAACTACCCAAGATAATATTCATCTTAGGATCGTTCTCTAACCGATATGTTGAGTATCTAACTGTCACTGTTTCAGTTTTGGT